TTTATGTCACCTACAACATGAAGTTTATAACTTGGAGTTGTTGTTCCAATGCCAATATTTCTTGATGCTGACATTGTCAATATATTTCCACTATTATTTAGGAAATTAAAACCTCTAACTGATGAATTATTTGAAATATTTACTCCATCATCATTTACTCCAATACTTAATGAATATGGATTTGTATTTGCTCCTGTACCTAAAAAAATACTTTGCCCTCCATTTACAATTGATAGTTTTGAGCTTGGAGATGCAGTGCCAATTCCTACATTATTACCGTTGTCAAAAATAATTGAATTTGTTAATGCTGATGTACTACTAAATTTAGAAATATAATTTGTAGTACCAGTTCCAGTAATTGGATTAGTTAAAGCATTTTGTTTATTATTAAAAGTAGTCCAATCTGTTGAAGTTAAATATCCATCACGTGAACCATTTGCTGAAAGCATTGAAATTACTCCAGTTGTACTATTATAGCTTATAGGAGCAGTACCGCTAATTAAACCTCTAATTAAACTATCTGTATAAATAGTTCCTGAATAACTAAATACTCCTGTTACTGAGTTATAAGATAAGCCTGCACCTGCTGACAAACTACTTAAAGTGATATAATTACTTGGATTTGTAGCTAAATAAAATGTTCCGTTTGTTGTGTTTGTATATGCAGTATTCCAATTTGATATTGATGTTGTGGTTATAGAGTTTTCAGTTTTAAAAGCAGTCCAAACTGGGTCTGTTTCAGATCCAAAATCTATTGCATAAGTAATATTTGTTGTGCCAATTGTAATAGCACTTGTATTTGTGTTTATATAACGTTGATTCGCATAAGTTCCAGCAGTAATATAATGATAAGCTCCTCTAATTTCTGCATCTGAATCATTATTTGCACTTCTTGTCCAAGCTCCACTTGAAACAACATAAACTCCATTCGTTGTCTGTGTTGTTTGTCCTGCAACTAATATCAAATCGCCAGCAACTAAAGCAACTCCATTGATAGTTTGTGTACCGCTTAAAGTAATATTAGTTAATGATATTGTTTTAACATTATCACCTCTTTTTACTAATGCTAAACTATCAACATACGCTTTATTTACAATATGATTTGCTAAACTTGGAGTTAATGAATGAGTAGGTATTGCATCAAATTGAACTACACCTGTAAATCTTCCTGTTCCTGTTACATCTAACTTATATCCATTGTCTGTTGTTGTACCTATTAGCAAAGAACCGTTTAAGTAATTCTTTGCAGTACCTGCCATGTATAAGTTCCATTTTGTAGATGCAGATGATAAATTTCCTAAAAATCCATAAATATTAGTACCAGATGTCAAATTTGATACACTAAATCCAAAATGATTTGTTGGACTTGAACTCATTGTAGCTTGATTTGCAAGATAATGAGTATAGTTTGTAAAATTACTTATTGAAGATGCAGATGTTGCATCATTTCTAAATCCATAAGCATTTGAAACATCTGTTTGTACCTGCCCTGATTGATATATTGAAATGCCAGTAAATGATCCAGTTATTTTTTTTGAAACTTTTAAATTAAATCCAGTTAATGAAGTATCACCAATACCTAAACTACCTTCCATGTAATTAGGTGCAGTACCTACCATCATTAAGTTCCAATTATTATTAGAACCTGTTGGTATTGCACTATAAATACCATAGTTATTTGTAGCATTATTCAAATTTGGCAATACAACAAATCCAAATTGTGTAGTTACACTTCCACCCCAAACTGTATTTCCTGCTGTATAATGATATAAATACGATAATGGAGTTGTGTTAGCTAGTACATTGCCTACTGTTCTAAATAAAAATGCTTCTGATGTTACTGTATTTGAAATTCCACTATCTATGTAAACTGAATAAGATGTAGTAGATGTTAAAGTTCTACTAATCCTAAAATTAATTCCAGTTAAACTTGAAGAACCTATACCAACTGCACCATTTAAAAAACTATCGCCATTTACTGATAATTTAGCACCTACGTCTGTTGTAGTTCCAATTAGAAAATTATTACTTGAATTTATTCTAAATGTTTCAACACTATTATTTATAAATGCTAAAGTATTTGCAATAGGTGAATTTATATAATTAGTTCCTGCTGTACTTGTAAAATTTAATTTATTAGTACTTAAAATCTGAATGTCACCGTTTACCGTTAATGTACTAGCAGGTGTAGTTGTTCCAATACCTATTTTCCCACTTAACTCATATAAAATAGAATCAGTCAAAGTATTAGAATCGCTCCATTTTGGTAGATAATTAGCCGTACCGCTACCATCTAATAAACCTGCATTTAGTATTGATTTATTTTCCCAAACCCCTAAAGTGTTATTATAAATCAAAACATCTTTGTCTGTTACGGTAGTAATTTTGACATTGTGAAGTTCGTCTATTTCATAACCATTATCAACTTTTACAAATATTTTACCTTGATTTTGGTGAGCATTTACAACCCATCCAACTATAATAGTATGATTCGGAGCTTGTGGTTTTACATTAGTCAAATATCCAGCGTGCAATGGGTCTAAATAAAGAATGTCGCCAGCGTTCCAAGTTTCAGCACCGCCAAAGCTTTTAGTACCAGTAGTGTCAATATTACTTACGTTTCCGCTTGTAGTTATAAAACCTTCTTGATTATCGGCAATTGTTTCTGTTACTATTCCAATTGTTGTCGCTGAATCCGCATCACTATTTCCTTGTGCTAATTTTACCGCTAATCTATTACCTTGCGAACCACCTTCACTAACATCTCTAATTCTTACAGCTCTAAAATCAGCTTCATTTAATGTAGCACCAGTTTTATTTACTACTCTTAAAACTTGCTCTTGTCCGATTTGTAAAGTAACATTACCACCTTTTAGTCCTAAATCTAAAGTACCATCTTGGTCATTCCACTTTAAACGACCAATTGCACCTAATGCAGTACTTGAAGTATTAAAGTCTAAATAGTCGCCTTTAAATCCTGTGTCAGTTGTCCAAGTGTCATTTATTAATTTAAAATAATTAGATTCTACTCCGCTTGTAAGTACTGATAAACCTATATTAGTGTTTCCATCAGCATTTAATTGTAGTAGTCCTGTATCTAATATTGTATCACCAAATATGTTTAAAGTGCTTAAATCATTGCCTAAGTTTACAGTAGTAGCATAATCGGGAGCAATATTTAAAATACCTTTATTTATAGCGAGAATATCAGTAGAAGTTAAAGGTACAGCATCAATACTTCCTGTCACCAATAACTCTCCATACATATTACCGCCTGCTTCGGGAATATATTTTCTTACTGCCTTAGAATCTAAATTAAATGATCCGTGAGAACTTGTCGAATTTACGGTATTATTGCCACCATAATCGTCTGTTGTACTTGTATTATATTGTACTTCACTAGATTTTAGCTCAACTAAATTTAGTTCAGTTGCATTTTCTTGTAAATTATAAGCAGTATTTAATACTAAAAAACGTTTATTTGAAGCTGTAATGATAGGAGTATTTATAAAATCTAAAAATCCAAATACACTACCTTCTAAAATGTCATTATAAGTTGCTGTAACGGCTAATTTATCTTTTAATACCGAAACTACTAAAGGATTGCTTTCAGTATCAGTGTTTCGCTTCCAAGATTGCGTTTCAATATCTGAATCACCAACATATAAGAAATTATTATAGTTAGCTTTTATAAAATCTAAATTATCCTGATAATAAACGTCATAAGTTTCTGCATTTTTAGACGTTTTTGGTAAATCTGTATTTGTTACTTGAAAATATCTACCTTTAAACTTAGATACTTCTTCATCTTTTGCCCTTAATTGTAAGTTTCTATATTTTACAATTGTATTTGTAGGTACGGTATTATAAGTAAAACCAGGATATATTCTAACTTTTAAAGCAGTGATATTACCCAAATACAATGTAGCTGAACTAATTATACATTCAATTTGAAACTTAAAAAACGTATCTAAAAATCCTTTTTCAATTATTGCGGCTCGTCCATCTTGTCGTGGAATACCCATTTTATCGACAAAATATTCAGTTGAACTTATACCAGTATTATCATATAATTTAATACCAATTTTTATTGCGTCTATGGTTGAGTCAGCATAAGCTTCAAAATCGAGAGTAAATGCGTCATAACTTGATACGTCAATCTCTTCACTTTCAAAATAGTGTGTGTCATTATAATTTAAGCTTTGAGTATATTTGTTTTGAAATTTAATACCATTGTTTACGCCATCTGTTACGTTTGGTCCATAATCACCAAATCCCCAAGTACCTACTTTACTCCATCCGTTTGGCATTAATCCGCTAAAGCTTGTTAATTCTCCATTTTTAAGTAGATTTGATAAAGCTCCAGCGTTAAAAAATGCTGAATATTGTTTGTAAGGTATATCTTTTCTTACAATTGTATTTGTTTTTACTTTTAATCCGCCAGTATGAATTATTGAATCTGAATTTAAAGAAACATTTGCAATTTTCGTTCCTGAACTATTGTATTTTCGACCATAAATAACGCCCTCAATTAAGTCCATTTGGTCGATTATTACCCATTTTCCAGCACCTTGAAACAGTCTAAGATTGTGAATAGTTAATAACCTTTGTAATACTTCGTAAAAATTATACCATTCTGTCTCGTTTTTTGATAAAGTATTTACATTAAAATAAAGCTGTGCTAATGGACAATCACTTGTTGTTTTTGCCATTGAAGCATCATATTTATTGTAATATATTTCTAAATCTAAAGCATATCCCGTTTGACTTAAAGATTGTGAAATAACATCTTTAAAGCTTTGTTTAAAGCTGATAGATGTTGGATTTGAATTATAATATGCTATATTTTTTAGTTGATTAATGCCGTCTTTTGCTTGTATAGATATAGTAGCTAAAGATTCATCTTCAAATTCTTGTGAGGAATAAAAAGGTATTAACCAGCCGATAAATTCAACGGCATTATTTTTATATATTTTTACTTGAAACTTTCTTTCGTCATCGAATTGAAGTGAATCTAAATTAAAAGTAGATGTTACCTTTAAATCTATAATTGCATAACGAGAATAAATATTGTTGAATCTGTCGTCTTCGTTGTCGTATCCGATTTTTATGCCATTACCGACAAGTTGAATTTCTGAACTTGAACCTGAATATCCATTTTCTAATAATTCCACTTTCCAAGCAACATTTGAAAGTCCGTAAGCTGTTGCTGTATATTTTAAACCGTATGCCATTTTTTAGAATCCTTTAATTAATTGATAACGATTTTGTGCTGTGAAAATATCACCTCCACGAATTACTGAATATTGTTGTTGTTGATTTGTAGGTTGTTGCTGATTCTGTGCTTTTCCTTTTAATATACCTGAAAATATACCTGCTCCAATACCTCCAAATATTTGCAAACCTCCAAGCGGATTGCCTTTTACCAAATTTTGAATACCTTGTGCAATTCCTGAAAAAGCTAAAGATTTTAACATATCAGCAATTAATAATTTAATTGTCTGCCCAATGTCTTGTAAAGTTTTTGTTCCTGCTATTAATTCTCCAATCATAATTGAACTTGTGCCAATTGCATCAGTAGCAAAGTTTGTCAAAGCATCTCGCATAATATTAGTACTTTCTAATACTACGCTTGCTTGGTCTGCAAATGCTTGATAATTAGTTTTGTCGATTGTTCCTTGTGCCAATCCTAAATACTTCTCTAAATTAGCAATGTTATTACCAGCAATTTGAGCATTTACACCTAATTGAAGCATATTGTTTAAAGATGTTTGCATACTTTTATCGGTTGCTTTCATATCAAAACCTTTAAAAGTATCAGCACCTTTTATTTCTTTAGGTATAAATTTATTCTTTTGCTCAAGTTGGAAAATCTTTTCTTGTACTTCTTTTTCTTTATTTAATCTGTAAAAGGCAAACAAATTTTCAAATCCTTCACGTCCTTTTATTCTTTTTTCATATTCTTTTAACTCTTCATTTGAATTATATTTTAATAGCTCTATTTCACGTATATTTGTATCTGTCATTGAGTTAATATACATTTTTTGTATATCATTTATCAACCCTTCATAAAGCTTTGAATCTTCTTCTAATTGTTTTTGTAAATCTTTATTTGCTTTTCCACTACCTGCACCAGCTCCAGCACCTGTTACCCCGCCAACACCGCTAGGTTTTGCTCCACTTAAACCGCCCAATGCTTTATATCCTTGTTTTTCTAAAGATTGTAAATTTTTTTCTAAATCACTAGTGCTTTTTTTAAGTTTATCAATATTATCTAAAGCTAAAATTGATGTCTTAAAAGCGGCTTGTTGTGGATTCATACCGCTTGTTAAATAATTTTTAGCTAAATCAATATAGCTAACAGCTTGACTTGGGTCTTTTTCTAAAGTTTTAATTAATTCTTTATTAGATTGTATTTTATCAAATAATGCTTTTGCTTTTGTAGCATTTTGTAAATTAGTTACATATTTAGAAATAGCTTCATTTAATGAACTATAATTCAAATTTTCAGCATTTAATCCTTTAAAATACTCTGGATTTATTTCTTTTAATTTTGCTAATGCTTGTTTTTTATCTTCATAAGAACTTGTATTGCTTTGTAATATATCATTCAATTTAGTAACTTCATCAATTTCATTACTTATAGTAGATGAAACCTCTTTGTTTACTTCATTCATTGAATTGACGGCGGATTCTATTTTCTTTGTAGTCAAATAATGCTCGCCTAATACTGCAACTAAAGCACCGATTGCAACAGTTACCAACCCGACTGGAGAAATTAAAGCTGTAAATCCTGATGCCATCATTGGCAAAGCTGTACCAGCAATAACCATTAATGGAGGAATAACTATTGCTAAACCTCCTATTATGGTTATTGCTTTTTGTGCTTCTGGAGATAAATTCTTAAAAGCATCAACTAATTCAGATAAATAAGCAGTAGCTTGCGGAATTACTTCTTTAAGATTTAAAGATTTAATTATAGTATCACCTAATGTAACCAAACTTTGATTTATACTGTCACTTGCATTTGACATAACACCTTGCCAAGTAGTAGCTTGATTTGCGGTCATTCCAAAAAACTTTCCGCCCTCACTTGTCAATGATATAAATGCTTGTTCTAAGTTTGCAAAAGATATTTTACCCTCGCTACCCAATTTCTTTACTTGACTTTCTGCAACTCCTAATTGTTTTGCAAATTCTTGAATGACTGGAATACCTCGTCCTGTTAGCTGATTTATATCTTCTGCCATTAAAGTACCTTGCACTCTTGCTTTTCCATAAATGTCTGCAAGTTCCTGAACACTCATTCCAACGCCTGCAGATATATCACCAATACGGCTAAGATTAGGTATTATTTGTTCTTGTGCAAATCCGAAAGCTAATAAAGACTTTGTAGCAGTTGCAACTTCTTTAGATTCAAAAGGAGTAGATAAATTAAATTTTTGCAAATCTTGCATCATTTGCTTTCCTGCTTCAACACTACCTAACATAGTATTAAAAGATGTTTGCAAGCTTTCAAATTCACCGCTCGCATCTAATGCAGACTTTGCAACTAAGGCTAAAGGTGCAGAAACTAATACAGATAATTTGCCACCTATTTTTTCAAGGTTGCTACCAAATTTGTCTATATCTTTTTGTGCATTTTTTAACCCTTTGTTTAAATCATCAATATCAACTCCAATTGATAAAAAAAAGCTTCCTAATCCTGCATTCATTTCTTTAATAGTTTTGCGAGCTGACGTTCTGCATATCGTTGCTCATATTCTTTTACAAAATCTCTTTCTATATTCTTATTTTCGGAAGGCAATTTGAATATTTTATCACGTGAAATATGTTTTTGAGTATGAATATTTATACCCCAATATATTTGCTCACGTATCTGAAACAATTCAAATTCTTTATCTTCCTCGTTAGCTTCATGCAAAATAAAGATGTCATATAAAGTAAAAGAAAATATTTGAAATATAGTAAAACCGTTTTTTAATCCAATTTTGTCAATTTCTTTCCAAAACTCGTGCCATTCTTTTTTTTTGCCTCGCCTGTTTCTTTTTTAATATTATTTTTTTGTGCAAATTCTTCAGCTGTCATACCTACAACTGAAATCCATAAAGCATCAATTGCACCTTTATACTCTTCGGTTGATGGAGTATTTGTGTCTAAAAACAAATCTATTTCCTCCACACTTTTAGGCTTAAATCCTGCCCCCTCGCTTTGCATTAAAGCATTTTCATAGGTATATTTTAGAAAATATGAAGTAAATTCTAAACTCATACCTTGTTGTGTTGCTAAAAACAATAATTGTTGTGCATCACATAAAAAATGCTTAGTTAGATGACGTAAAGCATACGTACCAACTAAGCAATTTCCTAAACCATTTATATAAAATCGTCCTTTCATAATTTAACTTTTAATACTTCAAAGATTTGTATTTCGTTTTTATGACTTAATTAATTAAGCAACAGTACCAACTGTAATATCTCCGCTAAATTCCAATGTAGCAGTAAATGTCAAACCCGTTTCAGTTCCTGAAGTTAATTGCAACGCTGTTACATAAGCCGTGCCAGCGTGAGTAGAATCTCCTGACGTTGTATTTTTCAATAACAAACTCAAAGAACTACCAGCTTTTGCCGATGTCATTAAGTCGTCAAAATTTCTTTCGTCTGTACCTGCTTGAAAATCTACAAATCCCTCAATAGACAACGAAAATGATTTAAGACCTACAATAAAATCTCTGAATCCGTTGTTGTCTTTAGATGTCAAATCAATAGTATTTCCCGAGAATGAAAGCGAAATATTAGTCAATTCTGCAACTAATTTATTTGCATTGCTTTCAACGATATACAATTTGTGCGATGATGCGTTACTTTTTGCCATTTTTTTATTTTTGTTTTAATAAATGTTCAATTACTATAATTTTTCTAAAAATACTTTGAGTATCTGTTACGATTGGGTCAAAATCGTTATCAATTACTTTCTTGGTTGCAAATATATCAAAATCCGTTAAAGTAAAACTACATTGACCAGGCGAAGTCATTAAATTTGTAAGTATATTATTAACTATTAAATCTAAACCTTTTCTGCTTGAATAAAAGTCTGTAAATCCTGCATAAATATCTAAAGTAATAGAACATCGCATATTAAAAGAGTTTTTTGTACTTTCTTCTGCTGATGTTTGAGTTCCTAGAATTATATAAGGTTTATTTACAGAATTTGGAGCTTTAGTATCATAACAATCATATCCAAGTCCGCTAATAAGCGAATAATATGCTTTGCGTAATGGATAAGTAGTGTCTTTCATGCCGAATATTTTCTAACTATATTTTTAATGTTTTGAATAAATTTATTTCTTTCAGAATAAAAAGCAGGAATCAAAAAAGGTCTTGGTCGCATTTTACCTTGTCCATTTACATAAAATTCCATTGCCAAATCCTTAAATTCTGAATCAACTTCTACATATTGACCGGTACCAAACTCAACATAAGGAGCATAAAATTCGGTTGCTCCTACTTTTGCTGTCAAATTTTTATCATCAACTTTGTGAAAAATACTTTGTCTTAATTTTCCTATATCAACTGGAACACCTTTTGACTTTTTTGGTTCTCCAACTGGTGCATTCATTTTAGCTTTCATTTCCATAGTAGATGAAGCACGCAATAATTCATACTCAAATTCTCTAATCATAGATTGAGAATATCTTTGTAAGTTTCTAATTATTTCATCTCTACCTCTAACTGCCATAAAAACTAATTTTTAAAAGTTATTTTTTTACTAAAATAAGCTTAATTACTAAATTACGAGCCATTACATTCTCTACTGAAACAATATTAAACCAAATAGAATTAAAAAGTACAAGTTGATTCTCGTTTGGAACTTTGCCATTCTCATAGCGTATCTCAACTTTGTAGCTTTCTATATATTCATTTTTATTTGCTTCAAATGTTCTACGTGATCCGTCTGGAACAATATATGCAAGTGTAGTAAATGCCAACGTTTTAGTTGAAGTTCCAAAACCGCCAGCATCATCTCTTGTTACAGTTACATTATAAAAGCTTAATTCATCTTGTAACTTACCAGCGTTTAATGTTAGTTTATCTACCATTTTATTTTAAAAAATTAACCATGTCGGTCGATAATTAATTGCTACACTACGCCAACTGTTTGGCAATAAATTTGAATTTTCAACTGATATTCCTGTTCTATTTTCAAATATTTCTAATACTGCCTTTGCAATACAAAGCTTTAAATCTTCTGGACAATTAGCACCATACCCAGCAGTATAAACAACTTTTAAGCCTTTTGTAAAAGTTCCTATAATCGTTTTTTTACTTGTGCCAATTACTTTGTATCCAACGTTTGCCGTTAATGCCGTACCGTCACTTTCTACGCTTGTAATAGAGTTGATAATTGGATAAGGCAAAGAACATTCTTCATTTACCGAGTACCATTCAGCAGTTATAGTTCTTTCAATTATAGAAATACCTGCAACTTTTTCTATTTCTGCCCTACATGATTTAATTAAATTAGTCAATAAAGCATCGTGAGTAGTAGTAGTAATTGCAGAAAAAGATTTTACATAAGCTAAATCGACAACCTCGCTACCTTCATCTGAAAAAGTAACATCATAAAGCAACGTCTTCATTTTCTTTCTTAATTTTAAGTTCTTTTGTTTTTACGATTTCAACATTACCACGTTTAGCGTGAAAATCCGCTTTGTCTTTATTCATTTCAATAGATTCTCCAGCTTTTGCTATTACGTCACCGTGAAAATCTTTTAATAGTTTTACTTTTACTGCTTCCATAACTTTACGTTTTTAACTTGTTCAAAAAATGTATTTAAACGCTCTAAATAAGGTATTGGGTCTAATTCTTTAGCTCTTAAAATGCTTAACTCTTGCAATTTACTATAAACTGCTGAATCTTCCATAACTACTTTTATATATTTAACCCAAGCATCTATATTTTTCCTGTCAATTGATATAGTAGCATTTCCTAAAGCTTCTTTCAATCCTTGTGCTTCACTTGATAGCACTGGCACTCCGCTTGCTATTGCTTCGATTGCTACTTGTCCCCAGCTTTCATATTCGGATGGCATTAATAAAAGTTTAGTTTTATTATAAATCTTCTTCATATCTACTTGCGGATGTAAATATTTGATATTCTTTACTAATTCATCTTTTATTTGGTCGTAATATCCGCCCTCTATTGCTAAAAACTTGTATTCTGGCAATCTTTTTGCAATTTCTATTAATATTCTACCGCCTTTATTCTCATTTAGATTTACCAAAGTAATATAAGAACCTTTATTGCTTACTTCATAATCTCTATAATTAACGGGAGGGATACAAATAGTGTAAGGATGATTATAACCTAATATTTTTCTTACATAATCAGAATTATAAACTAAATAGTTTGCATTTTCACGAACTTTTAAAATATGGTCACTGAAACTATTATGTATAAGATGAATTAGCTTTTTATTATATTTACGAGCCTGATTTAAACAATAATGAGTATTTACCAAGTGAGTGACTACAACGTCCGCCCAAAGCCACAAATCGTGGTCATTCTTGTTTAAATTAAATCCAATTACTTCTATTCCTTCAAATACAGAATTATTATTACAACTTCCATTAATAACTTTTATATTATGTCCTTTTGATTGTAAAAACTTTGCTATTCTGTGAGCCATCATTTCAGCTCCTGAAAGATTCGTGTTTGGATAGGCGTGTAAATGAAATAATATATTCATAACTTTAAGTATAAACTTTGTTATTTAGAAAAAAAACTTTTTTATAAAAAAGGCTTGCCAAATGTTTGAACTTGACAAGCCATAAAACTAATTTTTAGAAAATTTATTTTTTTAAAACTATTTATCAAGATGCCAAGGCTGTCCAAGTTCCTGTGATAAATGCACCTGGTTGATAAACTGCTAATCCTACTCTTTCTTCAACACGTACAGTAACTAAATTCTTTTGGAAATTGTCGCTGTCTTCACGTGAAATATCGACTTGAATTGCATTTCTTACAAGTAATTCAGCTTGAGACCAATCACCTACTGTAAATGCGTTTGTTGCACAAGCTGTCGATTGATAAACTGGAACACCTGCGATTCTTAATGTACCATCAACAAAAGTTACACCAGCATAAGGCATTGTATATTCTTTTGTCGTAGTTTTGATTTGCATCAATTCATAATAAGCGTAAGGATTAACCAATACACCGTTTGGAGTATAGTTAGCTTGTGCCAATTGAGAAATGGCATTCAATAAATATGAGAATCTATCAGCATTTGCAGTGTTTGCCGAACCTGTCGGAGCGTATGCAGTAGCTTGTGTAATGATACCATTCAAACGGTTTGAGCCACCTGCACCATTCAAGATTTCATCATCTTCTTTGTCCAATAATTGCTCAACCATACGACCAGAAGTGAACGCCAACAAACGTGGAATATCTTGTAAGATTTGCTCCGAGTGACGTTGGAAATGAGCGATTACGATTGGAGTAGAAGTTACATAAGCGATGTCAGCATCTGTTTGAGCTTTTGCTGAGCCTTCTGTTTGAATACCTACTGAACCTTCTCCGTTTGTATAACGTGGGAATGAGTAGATAGCATCAGTCAAAGGAACTGACGGAATTAAACCTCTTACGTGTTGTTTTCTATTCGGAGTTGAAGTGATATTTTGACCAAACATTGTTGGCAAAGTGCCAGTTACATTTGAAGTTGTAACACTACCAACTGCTTTGCTTTGTAACAATTCTTGACCTGCTTCAATATCAAAAGAGATACCTCTCGATTTACGATTACGGATTCTTTCAATTTCTTCTTTTGCGTTGTTAGCTTGTTCTGCTAAGTCAGCGTAAAAAGACTTTGATTTATTTTCAAACTGCTGATTTGTTCTTTTTGTTGCAAGTTCGATAGCATCTTGTTGTTTAGCTAAAGATTTAACTTGCTCGCTGATTTCAGAGTGCTTTGAAAGCAAGTTATTAAGCTCATTTTTCAATGATTCTTCAATTCCTTTAGCAGATAATTTAGCCTGCTCTTCATATTTACTTAAACGTGCATCAATTGCACTTTCGATACCTTGTTTTGCTTCTTCGATATTCATCTTTTTTTGTAGTTTTTAAAGTTTTAAATATTATTCGAGAACCATTTTATCAATTCCAAACCTTCATCGGTTTTTGGCGTTTGCAATGCTTCATTTGCGACTGCAATGCTATTTTTTTCGACAAAGTTTTCTGTAATAATAGATTCAAGCATTTTTATTTCAATTTCCAATAATGGGAAAAACTCATCTGTAAAAGTACCTTTTTTATAAGCTTTAGTTAGCTTTTGCAACTGCCCAAATACTTTTGTTAAATCACTATTGAATACTTGTGAAAATATATTCTTTACTTCGAGAGTTGGCGTTTCTGGATTTGCACCCCATAGAACAGTTGAACCCTCATATAATTTTGCTTCATAAATTACATTATACTCATTTCCATCTGAATCAACTTTGCACTCATATTTCCCTTTTGGTACTGAAAACATTACAGAGTGCTGATTCCAAATTCCATCCTGATAACCTTTTAAAATATCGTTTCCGTGGTATGAATCTCTAATTGTAGAAGTCATTTTCAAACCAAATGAATCCTCCTCAAAAATAGGTTTACTAAGTACAAATTCAGGTTGTGTTCTATGGTTTGACAAGTGAAATAATTCATTTGTGCCAGCACTTCCACGCTCATTAATAGATTTCTTGTAACAACCAGGCATCATTACATCACCATCTAAATCGATATTACCAAATTTTGAAACGTAAGCTACTACGGTTCTTTTGGTCGGGTCAATATCTAATATTTCGGTATTTATATTTTTGTACGTTAGTCCTCTCATACGTCTTTTTATAGATTTGAACGAAATTAATTGAAAAAAAAAGTTAAATATTCTAACTTTGTACTTAATAATACTTAAATGGACTTTTAATAAATATGGAAGATTGGCAAGTAGTATGTGTAAAAGACGTTATGAAGATATTTAATTGCGGAAGGAATGCAGCTTTGGCAAAAATGAAAAAAGTACGCATTGCATTAAACAAGCGTACTTCAGTAGATGGTAAACGTGGAGCTGATTTTATTACTTATAAACAGCTTAAAAACTTCTATGGATTAGATTAAAATCTAATTTAGATTAAAATCTAATTTAGATTAAAATAACTGTGCTATTAAAGAACTTAAAACTGCATTGCTTAAAGCATTTCCACTTTCTGTATTGTTTGATTGTGGTATATTTTGTTCTTCTAATGGTGCAGGTATATAAGCTATTGCACATCTACAATTGCAACAATTTTCTGCACCGCCTGCCCAATCTCCAGGATATTTCATTTTAACTCCTCCGACTGTAAATAATTCGTCTTGTCCAATAGCTTCTGAATTTAACATTGCCAAATGAGCTTCTCTAGTTCTTGCATCTGCTGTCGCTATCCAAATCTTATTCATTTTAAATCCGTTCCCTTGGATATTTATTTCTGCAGAAACTGAACTTATAAAAGTTGTTTCAGTACGTGCAATTAATAAACCTCGTTTTTTTCCTATTTGACCTTGTGTAATATCAAATATTTTCTTTGCCATATCACGCTTTGGCAAGTTGTCATTTATAGATTGAGTGATTGCATTTCTAATTAATGTACGAGTATAATCTGTAATACTTGTAATTTTATGACCAACATCATCTCTTTGTGAAATTCTACCTAGCTCTTCAATCTTTTGCTTATCTCTGAATCCAATATTGATAGGTTGTATATTTTTACTTTGCATCTGCTGAACTTGCTTTTTCAATTCATCATTATAGAATTTTAAAAGCATTTGCCCAGCTTTAAAATAATAGTCATCAAAGAAAGATTGAAAATCAGATTGTTTAATAATGTCATTTAAACGATTCAAAGCGTATTCAAAACTAAATTCATTAGCTACATTTGTAAATTCAATTCCTTGCTTTTTAAATACGTTTAAAATGCTTTTGTAGGCAAAACGTTCTAATTTATTATTAATCTTGCTATATCGTTTCCAATATTCAATCTTTTCTTTTCTTGTCATTTACTTAATTAAATTATAATTGTATTACAATTGTAAATAATATTGTAGTACAATATTGTAAATCAATAACCTGCTACATTTGTATCAGCAACATTTGGCAAACTTGACGATAAATCATCTAAAATTTGTTTACCACTACCAACTAGTATTTTATCTGCATTCTCTCCCTCATAATTTCCATATTTCCACATTTCCCTAATCTCATTTACAGTAAATACCTCAGCATCTTTCATGTCTTTAGCTACTTGTCTAAGATTATCTTGAATTTCTGGTAATATAGTATAATCAAAATCAAGTACAAGTGTATCATCCCATTTCTTAACTAAAAACTCATTCAATCCGTTTTTCAATGCTTCGACATCTGGGAATATTCCATCTGTAATAGTATTCAAACGAGCTGTTTTCATATTGTCCAAAGTTGAGCTTGTATGGTCATTGAAGATAACTCTTGAATCAACGTGAAATAAGCTACACCACATTTGAATGTCAAAACGATTTGTTTCTAATATTTGCAAATCAACTGGCGACAATCCTATTTGAGCAATCCCTAAAGGTAATGAGTTTAAAACTACTCCTTGATTTCCTGCTTCTTTTAGGCGTTTATTTAATGCCATATTCATAGCATCAATCGTTTGTCCGTCTGGCATTGTTATTCCTCCGCCAAGCATTTCTTTAGGTATTTGAGGATAAACTAATGTCCTTGCACCTCTATTTTGTAAGCTTTCTGTTTCTGCATCCATTGCACTATTACTTTTTGTTAAAAGTTTTGATGCAGACTTAAGTACAGACATACCAGACAGATGACCACCCGGCACGCTATAATCAGAACTAAAATTTCTAATCATTAAAACTTGGTCCGTCGGAATTTTAAATTCTGGGTTACGTGAATCTTGGTAATGGTCTATGATGTTTAAATTACTTCCCGATACCGCTTGAATATAGTTTGCAGGCAATAGCCAAAGCTCCTGTGGTTTGCCTTTGTTTATTCCTGTATCGGTAGATACTCCTTGAATTACAGAACGACCGACAAATTTTTTATAAACAAAATATCCATAAATAAATTCATCCCAATTCATTGTCGGGTTTGGTTTTGCTAATATATCTAAGATTGGATGACTTATAACTTCATCAAATGCTTTTGCTTTTATTCTTAAAGATTCACGGTAATTGTGATAACTGCCTTCTTTACGTAAATAGTTATAATCTTTTTGAGCTGATTTATCTTTTACTTTATATAAAATTGGCGGAATAGTAGTTAATTTTCTACCACAATAGTCAGCAATAGTAAATACTACGTGATTACCCTCAAATCCTTTTTTAAGATAGTTATCTGAATTTTCAGCGTAATATAAAACTGGAGAAGCTCCAAATTGTCTAAATATAAGTTGTGCAGGTAGCTTGTCATAATCTGGCAAAACTAACTGCTTTTTTTTCAATCCTAAAAATTCAAGTATATTCATAAATTTTAATTAAATTTTATATTAGTATATTTTCCACTCGATTGGTTTATTATTTAATTCAAAAAAATATCTCATCATTATCATATCAGAATAATCTGGAGAACGATTTAATAATTCTTTGACCTTTTCTTTTCTTAACACTTGCTTTTTATTATCAGAATCCATTTTGTCTTGTTTAACGTACTGTAATTCTTCAATAATAGCTTCTTTATGTATGCCAGTTGTATTAAAAAATACTTCGTTTTTATTTATTTTTTCAGCTAATCCAAAATAGCATTGAGATTTGATATTGTTAAAATTTGCATCAGAATTATTCAACTTAATTGGTGATGAATTATTGATAAAACCTTTACAATTTAAAAAGTCTTTGACACCTCCGCCCACTCCATCCTCATCGACAATAATATTTGATAAAGGTATATTAAATAAATTCCTCAAATCATTTATTTTCTGAACTACTACATCTAAAGAACTTTTTTCAATCGTTTGCACTTGTTCAAGTCTCCAACCTGACCAAATACCAATAACTGTTTTATCTCGTCCAAAACGTGCAATATCTGCCGTAATATAACTAGTTCCTTGCTGTACAAATGTATTTGTAAAGCAATTTAATATATTTTCGTAGCTAATAAGTGATGAGGGATCGTCGTCGTATTCCCAATTACCATACAATAAACGTTCTCGTTGCTCCTTTGGCAATAGCTTTAAATTTTCAATATAATGCTTAGAAATGTTAGGATTATCAGTGACAAGACTTTGTACAAACTTTTTATTTTCTTGTAATTCACCTTTTTTGCTAGGTAAATAAAATTCTTGATACGTCCAATTTTTGGCAGGATTGCAAGTATAAAGTATTTTCGGTATTAAATTGTTTTCATCTAATTTATACCTGATACGTGACTTTAAAATACTTTTTGCCTTATCAACTATTTGGTTTGCTTCATCTATAAAAGCATCAGTTATTTCAAGTGAGCCAAGGTCGTCAAAGTTTGGGTCGCTCGGGTATAGAAACAAATCTTTTAAAAGTATTTGAGAACCATTAAAAAAAGTAATTACATTCGACTGCTGATTAAACTTAAAATGTACATTAGCTTTTAATCCTTGCATTTGAGCAACAAAAAAAAAGGATTGTAAGGTAGTTTCCTTTAAAGTCTTTAAGGATGCCCTACCTATCAATCCACGTGTACCTGCGTATTTTAACCTTGTTTTTATTTGCCAATAGCAACCAAGAATACTTTTTCCACCGCCTGCACCTCCACCGAATAAAATTTCATTAACACTATTATTTTCTAAATAATCCAATGTCAATGTTTGTTTAATCGATAGCTTCATTTGTATTATAAGTTTTTTCTTCGTTCCAATTAAGATTTATCATGTCAAGTTCTAATTCTGAACGCTCAATGTAACCACGCTTTTTTCCTTTTGTTTTAAGATAAAAAATTACACTTGTAGTATCTCCGTTTTGTATGTTTTTATGCAATTGAGATTCTGCAAAATCTAAAGCAATATCAGAAATAGAATCTACTTGTTTTTTATAATTTTCATCTTTAGAATACCATTCATAATGAGTTGAACGAGCTATTCCAACGGATTTGCAAGCAACAGTAACAACTCCAAGCGACTTTTCCAACGCTTCTATCATTGCATTTTTTAATATGTCTGAATTTGTTGTCATATTTCTTTTTTAAATTCATTAGTACAATCGATTCCGTTTCTTTTTACTTTCAAACTATCGTCAAGTTTTAACATTCTTTTTATAATCACATCGCAGTATTTAGGGTCGTATTCAATTATTCTTGCTTTACGCTTCAATTGCTCACAGGCTACCATTGTAGTTCCACTTCCACCAAAAGCATCTATTACCAAATCCCCAACATTTGAGCTATTTTTTATTTGATAAGCGAACAAGCCTATTGGTTTCATTGTTGGGTGCTCTCCGTTTCTCACTGGCTTATCCCATTCAATCACTGTAGTTTGTTTTCTATCTGAATACCATTTATGGCTATCTCCTGCAAGCCATCCATAAAGACAAGGCTCGTGTTTCCATTGGTAATCTTGTCGACCCATTACCATTGTGTTTTTAACCCAAATCAACTGTTGTTTTAATAACCATCCAGCATCGACCATTGCTTTTGCGAAATTAATAATTTCACTTGATGCGTGCCATACATATAGAGCAGCACCTTTTTTACACCCTGTAGACAAAGCAACATAAAAATCATAAAGGAACTTATAAAAATCTTCATTCCCCATACTGTCATTTTCGATAGTTAAAGCATCTTTAGTTTTACCTTCATAATTAACATTATATGGATGGTCTGTTACAACCATATCTGCCAACTCGCCTTGCATTAGTTTTTCAAATGTATCTGTTTGTGTACTATCCGCACAAAGTAATCTATGCTCTCCAATTTCGTAAAGGTCTCCTAAAACTGTAATCGGCTCTCCTGTTGGTGTTGTATCAAAGTCATCCTCTTCGGCTTCTAAAACTTCGTTTGTTTCAAAATTAGGTACATCTAAACCCCAATCATTAAGTTGCTCAATTTCCCATTCATTTGCTAACATATCCCAATCCCACTCTCCAAATCCTACATTGTCTTTTATAACAAATTCTTTTCTTTGTTCGTGTGTCCATTCATCAGCTTTTATAATCCAATTGTCTGGAATTTCTTTATATGCAAGTTCTATAATAGCTTTTAATCTCATATTACCACCTAATGGATACATTTTACCATCTACGTCTGTCACAACTACGATAGGTCGTTTTTCCATCATCTCTGGAAATTCAGAAATTGATTTAACGAGTTTTTTAAATTTATCATCTTTAATTACTCGTGGATTATTTGAATTGCTTTTTAATTGATTTATTTTAATCATGATTATATTTCAATTTGTACAATTTTTACAAAAATACAAAAACTCTATTACAATATAAAATAAAAAAAGCTCAAGTTTATCTTGAGCTAATTAAGTTTTATTTTAAGAGTTTATATTCGGTTACCACCACCGAAAGGATTGATTGATTAATAATTTTAATTATATAACAATTTTTCAATATCTTTTTCTTGCTCTATAAAATAACAATCTCCAAAAGCACCTGTAATTGGGTCTTGGAAATCTATATTTATATAAAATTTATCTAAAATACATATTAAACCAAATTCATTATTTTCTTTAATGAAAGACTCAATTAAAGCTCTTTTATCATTAAAGAATTTATTAACTGTTAATTTATCTGTTAATAATACTGCAAACTGATATGCTAACTTTATAATGTTTTGCCTTTCAGCTGCTTCAGTAAATTGAAGATAAAATTCATTTCTTGTAGAAAAACCTAATTTGTAGATATTTTCTTTTTTTCCATCAAGATAAACATCTCCATTTCCATACATTTTAAAATTCCAATTTTTGTTGCTAATATTTTTCATAATTGATAATTGTTTAGTTTATTTTGTGCCTTATTGACATTACAAATGTTACTAATAATTTAGTAAAATACAATACTTGCAAGTAAATAAAATAAGAGTATTTTTATAAAATATTAACTTTAGGATAAAATTATCTTGAAGTAATAAAAAAAACTATCTACACTCAATATGGCATAGATAGTCTGGCATATTACAACTTATGAAATTTTAATTTTATTTATCAATAAATTCTATTTATTAATAAATTTCATTTATTCTAATAATCTATCATCATCTTTCATAAAACTACTCATTTCTTTGGAGATTGCTTTTTTATGTTTAAGAAATTGAAGCTCTAATTTAGCAGAATCTAATATTACTTTTCCCAATTGTGCCGTTGCAATTAATTTTTGCACTGGCATTTTAGATTCATCATCGATTGCGTGTTCTAGTGCTACAAAAAGATTATTTCTAAGGTCTTCGATACTGTTTTTCATATCTTGTAAGTCTGTTTATTTTATTATTTAGTTTTTTTAACATTAATCTTAATTCTTGTAATTCGTCTGGATAGCAACGTGGATTATTTCTTTTGAGCAAATCAGCTCCCGAAATACATAGCAAATTATCTATATCAAAGTTGCGTTTATTACCATCTGCAAATATTACTTTAAATCCTTTTTTTACTTTTCCATGTACTTTTTCATATTCAACTATATGCTTTGATTTCCAGACGTTAGGTTCTGCAACTTTTATTACTACATAGTCTTCTGAATCAATTCTTTCCGTTCCAATTGGTTTGCTATTATGCGGAGTATGCCCTTTATGGAAAAAAGTATGTTTAATTTTTTCTTTAATCTCTAAAGGCATTTGCACTCCTAAATTATGAGGTATGTTACCTTTTTTAAATTGATGCTTTCTACTATTTCTAATTAGTTCTGCTTTTTGTTTTAGTATATAAGCTTCACTACGTTTTAATCTAAGTTTACAAGCATAAGTATTTATTGCACTAAATGATCTATCTAGTTTTTTAGCAATAGTTTGAATAGGCATATCCTTGTAATTCTTTCTTAAAAATTCTTTTTCGTTTTCAGTCCATTTGCGTATCATTTTATAAAAATATTATTTTTGAAAAAATATTTTATGTAGCTTAAACCTTATCAATTGATTTGACATTTTTTAAATAGATTCTTGCATCTTTAGTTATCTTCCTGCCGTGTTTGCAGTCTTGCCTTACTGTTATGTATTGTAAATCGCTGGAGATGCTTAATTCGAGTAATTCACCTGTGCATTCAACGTAATTATGTTGTAATACATTTACTTGCTTTCCTATTAAGTTTTGTTGAAAAATTTTAAGTCTTAGTTCTTGCATAATAATATATTTTTAAAATTTAGTTCTATTTTCATTTTTGAAAAATAAAAGGCATCGAATCCGACACCTTTATCCATCACCCTAAACTAATTACAACTATGAAAAAAATTACAAAACAAAATTAATAGTATTGGTATTGATAAAAAAGAAAAATTTTAATTATTTTCAAAGTTGTAGTTATACTGCGGATAGCATACTCTGAAAGTGTCTATGTGATATAAATTCTGATATTTAAAGCGTCTGGATTGCATCTTTTTTACTTCATAACCCATTTTGTCGCTTGCTTGCTTTAGCTTTCTCCAATCAAATACTTTCTCGCTTACTTTGTTGTGCATGGAAACTTTTAAAATAGACAGCCAGTTACTTTCATTCATAAAGGCAGTACTTAGATTATCTACTTTTGTTTCTAACTGCTTGTTTGATTCTAAAAGTAGCTGTTTTTCTTCTTCGGTTGCTACTAATGCCTTTAATGCTTCCAGATACGTTTGTGGAGTTTTTAGACTTAGTTGTTTTTCGCACTCAATAAAGTAAAGTCTTGCTTCTTCTCCTTTGTCTGTACGAGCCATCATTGCTAATCTTTTTGCAAAATCAACTGTTATTACAAAATCTTTGGTTTCGTTACCGTTCGCCATAAGTGCGAAGGTCTGATAATCAGTATTCTCAATAGCAAACTCATTGTTTTCAATATTTTTTTTACTCCAAGAAGCCCAATGGCTTTTATCGTAGCCTAAATAAACATACAATTCTTTTGCAGATACTACCTGCTGACCGTTTTCATTTGCTTGTACTTTAATTAACTGTTCCATGATGATATTTATAAAAAGTTAAAGGGCAATCAAACTTTCGCACCATCTCACCTATGCGTCAGTCTAATCGCCCTAAAAATTCTTTAATCTTTTATTGTGAGATGAAGATTACATAACAAATATAAGTTTTTTTAATCTATATATCTAAATATTCATTTGGAAATTTTTCACCAGCATATAAAATAGGTTTTTCAATTGCTTCTTGCATTTTATTCAAGATGAATTTTATTGATTCTAAATTTTCACCTCCCACTGTTATTGGATCAACTGTATGTACAATAGGCTTATCTTTTTTATAATAAACTTCATGCAATTGAAAATATACTTCTCCACTACTTTCTTCGTGTGCTAAAATTCTATGATTCCAAGCCATTGTTTTATATTTAAAAAATTATCATTGTATCGACTCATAGCTACTGCTATATATAATTAAACATAAACACAGTGACGCTCTATTGCATAAGCTAATGGACTCAAAGATTCGTCCTCGTGCGATTCATAAAGAATACTTTGTTCTCCACTGTGTGTATGTTTAATTTAAAAAAGGTGGCTATTAACCACCGAGGAAATCCTACTATAAAGACCAGCTTTAGTTCAGATTCAAACAAAATACGGCAGGTTTTTCCGATAATTCAATAAAAAATCAAACGAAATAGACATTTATTAAATTCCTGCCGTAGTTGTATCGAATTATAATTAATCAAACTCCTAACAATGCAAAATTAATAGTAACCAAATTTCATTGCAAGAAAAATTTTAATTATTTTCATCCTTGATAAAATTGCCGTTTACGGTCTTTCCTTTGCGGTTCTTAATCTCATTGTAAGCTGATTCTAAACATTGCTCTAAATTAAGCCCATAACGCTCTGTAATTTGACTTAAAACTGCTAAAGCATTATTTGCACAATAGTCCTCAGTTACGTGCCTTAAAAGGTCTGAAAATAAATCAAGCTTTGGCAGTTCGTTATTGTAATAAATAATTTCTTTGCCTTTATTTAATTGAGCGTAAAGAATGATTATAGTTACTGCTATATCACCAAAACCGTCTATTGTTCCCTCTAGGTCGTCTTTGATAATACTTCTGGCAGTTTCTCCAACCTCTTCTATTACTTTTAAATATTGTTTAATAGCGTTTTCTTCATGAATAAGGTTTCTTTCATTCGCCCAATCAATTACATTTTTAATCAATTCTCTCATTTGCTTTCTTGTTTTAAAGTTATTGTTTTTTTTAAGTAAAGTGCTAAATCTAATGCTTCCTCGTATGCGTGATTTAACCAGTCTATCTCGGTTAAATCTATTCTATCAAGCGTTGTATTATATTTCTTAATGCCAATCTCGGAGCGTCTTTCTAAGTCTGCTCGTACCGCTTCTACAATAGAATCTTTCTCTTCATCAACTAAATGTTTTTCAATTTCTGAAATAGGATAATACCATGAAGATCCATTAAAATATATCAAAACATAGTCGTTTTCTTGCTCAACAATAGTTCCTATTACCCCTATATAGTCTTCCATTACTGAATAAAAAGAATATTCGCTATTATCTTGTTCTCCAAAAAAAAATCCCCTACACTTTTTTCCTATGTAATTTTTCATATTGTTTCTTCTATTTTGTCGTATGTTTTTGATGCAAAAATTATTGTTAATACTAAATACGAAGCTCTACCTAAAGCACCCCAATTTTCATAATCGTAGCTACCGAATATAAAATTCATGCTCACTATAATTATTATTTGTGTTAATGATAATAAAAAAATAAATAAAAATAAGTTTTTTAAAAATTTCATTTTTTCAGTTCGTTTAAAATTTCTACTAATTCTATCCTATGCCATTTTCTTTTTTTAGTTCTAATAGCATATTCTTCTAACTCTAATAAATAATTTAATCCATATCGTCTTATAAGTCCTTGACGGTAGTTTATTTGATTGCCGTGTAAGTGTATATTACAATGATTACATTGCTTATGTATGTTACGTAAATCAAACATTACTCCGCTATGAGTGCCAGCAGGGAAATAATGACCGCCATGCCACTCATCAGCAGATAGCCTACCGCAACTTATACAAGGTTTTACGGCATCTCGCTTTCTTGCTTGTTTTTGTACTATTCGCTTTATTTTAGCTTTCAATTCGGATGAAGTTGCAAGTTGTTCTTTCTGCTTCTTGTCTTTCTCTTTTTGCATCTTTTTAGCTTCATTTTGACATTGTTTTGTCTTTGAGTAGGCAATTGCACATTCGACAGAACAAACTCCTTTCTGCATCCTATTTTCAAGCGTTTTTTTGCAAATAATACACTTCATAGTTTTTGAATTTCTTTTTTAACTTCTCGCCAATAATAAGTATCAATTCTATATAATGATTGCTCTTGATAATGGTGATTCAATATCTCATCTACTGCTATTAATGCACAAGCTATACCTTCGTTTCTTTGTTGTAATCCAACATTGCTAAATTTATTTACTAGCTCGATTGCTTTTTCTTTAGGTGTCATAAAACCACTTCGTTTGGTAATGGTATTTGCAAATTTAAAAAATTTAACGCCCAGATTCGTATTTTATACAAATATTCTTCTGCTTCTAAGGTGTCAAGTTCGGTTGTACTTTGTATAAATGTTTCCATACTCCCTTGCCTTGAAACTTTTGAAGTTTGTAAAAATTTAAACTTTAGCAATTCATGAACCTCTTCATCGGTAAATCCAGTTTCGTTAGATATATAAGCAATTACAACGCCCCAATAGTACTTATTCTGCTTATCTGAGCGTTTATTTCTATGCTTCTGAATCTTTATATTCTGCTTACCTTTCAATCCTTTTAAGGTAGCAAACAGCTTAGATTTATCGTCTAAGCTGTCAAAGTCGATTACTAAATCAATCATTCTTGTAAGGATTTTTAGTGGTCATAAATTTATATGTATCTCTGTCCATTAAATTTGCATAATAAGAACATTCAAAATAATACGGACCTTCTTGGAATTGTTGAACGAAATGTGCTATTTTCCATTTTCCATCTTGATTATTTCTCACCCAAACAATATCTCCTTTTTCAGGTAGTATTTCAGGTCTTTCTTGACTAAAACCTCCCTTTACTAAATCGTACTCCGTGAAAGATAGAGTTGGGAGTTGGTCATATATTATATTTTTTCCATCTAATGTAAAAGATATGATATTATCTGAATTATCAAACTTAACAATAATAGGAAAAGGGTTTCTAATGTTAATTTCTATAATAGTTCCCCAAGATTGAAATCTTATTTCTTCATATACTCTGTCACCAACTTTAAATACCGTTTTCATTTTTATAATATTTCGTTTTTAATGTAAGTAGTAGTAGTTTTTGTTGGAGGGTTAAGCTTTATAACCTCTCCTGTTGTTTCATCTAAGAACGTTGTAGGCTCTTTTAGCGACTTTAAAAGACTTTCACGCTCTTTGAGCATATCATTTAGCCTAATCCAAGTTTCATCGTTTTTGAAAGAGTTTTGAGTACGTTCCATTACTCTCATCTTTACGCCTGTTGCAAAGTCATTGCCTTTATCAACATTTGCGATAACTCCGTCTCTTATCTTGTTTTTAACCTCTTCACAAAGCAACTCTATTTTAGAAAGAAACGCCCATGCTTGCTCGTAGCTATCAGCTTGTTCTATTTCTTTTGCTACATCGTCAGCTAAGTTTAAAATTTCACCTTTGCTATATTCTACCAAAGGCTGACTGGATTGAAATACTAATGATTTTTCCATGTTATTTAGCTTTTTTAAGTTTCTTAAATCTTGTATTAAACACTATTCTTTCAGTGAAATCGTCTTTTATCGTGGACATTATTTGTCCAATTTTCACAAGCTGAACGATATAAATACCATCCAAAAGTACGTTTTCTCCAGTTTGATAAGTTATTTGCTTTTTCATAGTTATATGCCATAGTAACCGCTATGGTTCGGGTATTTCGTTTATTTTTGTGTTATGCCCCATTGTAGAAATAACCACTACCATTGAGCATACCGCTTTCTTCTTTGTAAATCGGTTCTACCTTGACAAGTCCTTGCTTTCTTAACTCTCGCAATGCTTCTTTGATAAGCGAAAGCTCAATTTCTTTTCCCATCCTATCCCGAACATCAATCATTAATTTTGTGTAACCATACCACCAACCGCTTTGTTTCCTGTGCCATTCATAAAGAACATCAAGAACAACGGGGCATAACACATTATTGCCGACAATGGCGGGTGAAGTGCTTGTTTGGTCTTTTGTGGTTTTCATATACTTTAGTTTTAAAATTGAACATTTGTGCTTTTAAACCGCCACTGCGGCAATAATCGGAACGTTAGATGCGATTATTTTTTACTACGTTCTAAACAAAATTTACAATTTCCTTTGTGAGTTAATGAATAGTACCCATTGTTTGCTCCTGTCATACTTGAAACTTCTATGTATTCGCAACTATCAATTTCTATAATCGAATATCCATCTTTTTTATATCGTTGTCCAGATGGCGATTCGCAACCGCAAGAAATAACGGCTACTAATAGTGTACAAACAAAAGCAAAGATTCTATATAAATTTGATGTTTTTGTTTTCATTTTAAATTCTGCTGGAGTAACCGCTCCAGCTCGGGTAGTTCGTTTATTTCGGTGTTACAGGCAAGTGTTAGCACCCTGCGTACTAACGACTGACTGCGGAATATTTCTGACTTCGTTCCTTTGTTTCATTTGCCAATTGTAATCCAATAAATAGTTGTGACTGTTACCAATCAAATCGTATTTGTCTTTACTAATTGACACTTTTAAAAAGGTTCTCATCCCGCCTTTTTCAATTGGTGCAACTTTGTGTATATTAAATTGATTAAGCCTTAAAAGTTGATTTTCTTTGTAGGTTACATCATTAAATGGCTTTGCTTGTTTTTCCATTTCTTCCATAGAAAGCAAGTCATTCAATGGTAAATCAAAATCCGTCTTGTTAAAAATAGTTGGGTATTTATCGCACCAGATATAATTAATATCATCGGTTAAAAAACCATCGCTATGCCAGCCCATTCTATTAAAAGAGCAATTTGGCATTTGATACAAATACTTTGCAGTTAAATAAACATAGCTTTCTACATAGTTATCTAACCCAAATTCGCCAATAAAATCACAACAAATTGCACCAATCAATTTATCAAAACAATTTAATCTTTGCTCGTAAATAGGTTGTGTTTCGTTTGGCATTTTGATAGGCAAATATTGGTAGAACATCATTTCCTTACAGTCTACTTCAAATATTCCTAACTCTTTTGGCAGTTCACCGTATCTCATAATGCGTTTATTTTAGCAGTTTCAAAAGTGTTTTCAAAAACATAAAGGCATAGTTCCTGCATAATAAAAAGTTTGCAAGTGCCTAAATAATTAAGCCTTTCAAGTGGCGTTTCAATTGGTTGCCCTGTTTTGTAAAATTCTAAAAAGCGTTTTTCTGTTGGGTGTTCTTCATCTGTATTTACGATTGCCCATAAAAAGAATAATCCGTCCACATCTTCAACACGAATAATTTTTGCATCTTTTGGCAATTCAATAGTGTACTTTTCCTTTGTAGGTATTGAGTACTTATAAATTTTGTTCATTTTGACAATTGTTTAAAATTAACCCACACCTGCCTGTAACATCGGTTTGCCAAAAGCTGGGCAGACGTGGTAAATTCAGCTTTTGTACCTTTAATCGGCTAATGCTCTAGTCCTGTGTTTGCAAACATAAAAACCATATTGAAATATTGCTGACAATTATCCCACATCCATTTTGACATGTATGCTGACGTTCTGCCACCGCTGAAACTGACGAGAACATTTTCTTTTTTCATTTTTTGTGACATTTTAAATCCTGCTGAAGTAGCCGCTCCAGCTCGGTTGGTTAATTATACAGATTCATCCATTAACTTTTGACGATTTTCATCACTTAATCTATACTTTTTAGTAATAGATTCAATACTACCTCCACCTTTTAGATACTCAACTGCTTTTATCCAAGCTTCTGTGTTTGGATTTAAGTATGCAATTGTAGTTTGCATTTTAGGCTTATCTCCAGTATGAGTATTAGTTGCGTCTGGGTCTGCTGTATCATCAATCATTAAAAGATTACCTAAAGCGTATTTTTTAGCATAGCTGGAAGCAGAACCAAACGCCTGTGGTACTTGCATACCTTTTTGCTCTAAATCTATACCAGCAAATGCAGAAACACTTATTGAGCTGTCGTGTTCAGTATCATAAATAGTAGCAGTAGATTTAATAACCATTCCGATTAACTCTTCATTGATAGTAAATACTACTCCAAATTTAGAATTAAAAGGCTTTAAGGCTTCTAATATATCCTCTGCTGAACGGTAATTGTATTTACCAAAGCTATTATACTTCGACTTATTAGCTTTAAATTCTTCCTGAATTAAAGCAAGTTTTTGTAATAAAGATAATCCTTTCATGTTGTTTTTTGTTTATGGTTTAAAATCAGAATGGCAAATCACTTTCTTCTACTGATACCTCATTTTGCGTAGGTAATGCTGGAGCTGTATTTTGTGCTTGTGCATTAGTAGCCAAGTTTTGAACCCTCCACGCTGTTAAATTTGTAAAGAACCTACCATTATACTCCTTACTTTCTGCATTGAATTTAACCTCGACAGATTGACCAACTTTATTATACTTCAAAAAGTTGTCTATTTTGTCATTTGTAACTTGAAACGCAACAACCTTAGGGTACTGGTCAGATGTTTCAATGCTAAATTCTACTTTTTTAAACTTATCGGATACTACATTTACTTCTCCGATTGTTTTGATAGTGCCTTTAATCACTAATTCCATTGTGTTTATTGTTTAAAATTACCTCAAAATTAAGGTTGAACCGTGCAAAGAATCGAACTTTGAAACCACCTGATAGGTCACGGTTTATTTATACAGCTATTTATATTTAGTAAAATTGTAATACAATTCACTCTTCTTCGTCAAAAAACACTTTAAACAAAACCAAAGTGCTTATTAAGAAGTAAATAGTCACTCCAACAAAAATAATGTGACTTAAATGGTTGAAAAGCACTAAGTGAAATATTAGAGTAAATATTGAGCAACTTAGCGAAAATAACCAATTGTAAACAATAGGTACGATTAACTTTTTCATTTTATTAGAGTTAAGGCGTATATTAAACGCCAGATGATTATTAGTGTAATTATTACTATCGACCAAGACAGAATTATTCCTGCCCAATCTTCTTTACTTTTTTTCCTTCGTTTTTCCATTGCTGTAACTTAGTTTCTAATTTTGATTGTTTAATTCCTGTTTTTACTCCATCTACAAAGAACCAAACGAGGTCTAATGTCGATGCTATTTCACCAGCGTATGGCTTCTGTTTTTCTATTCGATACTCCAAAAATACGCCATGTACCTTTTTTTGCTTATTCCTTATCGCCATTGTTTTAATTATAAAGTAAAGTTACAAACAAAGTATTTATTTACAAATTTTTTAGTAACTATTTTTTAAAGTATTCATACATTCGAGATATTTTTCGCCTGTAATAACTATAAAATTCTTTATCAAAAGTCACTTTGTCAGTCTGGATTAACTTATCTGCATTAAAAGTTTTTATCTCAACTGATAGCGTTTCGTAGTCAATCTCGCAAACTACCTTTATTTGATTATTTTTTAACCAGTTAAAATGCTTTTTAAAGTTTGCTTTCTGTTCGTTTGATTCTGACATCATAACTTTAAATAATTAAATATGTGAGCAATAACATCAATTGTCCATCCATTTCCAAGCATTTTATAACGCTGTGTGTCGCTAACTATTGATGTAAATCCATCTTTAACAGTTTGCAATCTTTCACATTCAATAGGTGTTAGTCTTCTAATATTTCCTGTGATATTAGCCAAAGCCTGCCCTTCGTATCCATCTTGTCTTGCCTGTGCAAGTAAATTTCCAGATTTGCTATTTTCTCTCCATCTAAAATTATTTCTTACAAAATCACCACCTAATATTTCTATCGCAAAAGACTGTGTAGTATCTAAACAGTATGTTTTACCATCGCTTCTACTTAAATGACCAGTACCACCCTTAGATGGATCTCCGTTTCTTTTCATAGTACTATGTACAATATGAGTATTATTAGCAGATGCAACTGTCTTTATGATAGTATTACTCTTGTCTTTATGTATTTGTTTATTATAGGAATCAATCAAGGTGCCGGCCTCAAGATTGTTTAAATGCTTTTCAATTGTTTCATTTAATCGCTTATTATTGGTTTGTTCAACTATAAATTGATTGTCCATTCCTTGCTTATAATAAACAGACGCTAAGCACAATGATTTGCCATCATTATTAAAGCATTTTTCCCCATTTTTGGTTTTATTTATTCTATCAATAAGTTTAGTTGATACAAAATATTTTTTATCTACTTCATCTTCGAGTATATCTTTGAGTAATATATTTTTATCCTTTGGTTGTTCTATTATAGAATGTAAATCTCCAAATAAACCACTTGGTTCTAATCCAATATTTGTCCAGTATAATCTTTGTCTATTCTGTGCAGACACTAAAGATGAATTTATAAGTATTGGATTTACGCCAATTGCCTTAGATAGTATTTTTTCCCATTTTTCAGACATTAATACATTTTCCAGTAAAAAATATTTTGGCTTTACCTGATTAAGTATCCTCATATACTCCCAAAATAAATAAGATTGACCTTCAAACTCATATCCATCATTTTTAAGTTCAAGATAACGTTCAAGCGTAAAAATTTCTTCGTTTGCTTTAGTTGTCATACCTTTTCTTTTTCCAGCAAATGAAAAATTAGTACAAGGAGACCCGCCTATCAATAAATCAATTTTAGGCAAACTCGATACGTCTAATTTGGTGACATCTCCTAGCTGAATAGTATTTGGATAGTTATGTTGCGTAACCATTATTGCATACTTATCAATTTCTGATGCAAAATAATTACAAACATCAATACCAGCTCTTTCTAATGCTTGCTGTCCACACGACATTCCATCAAATAAACTTAATACATTAATTCCTTTCATTGTCTTTTATAAATTTAATTCGCATAAAAGCGAGTTTTCTATTTACCTTGTTATTACTTGTTATAAGTTCGATTTGAGCTATCAAAGTTTTATTGACATCTGAAATATGATGCGAACTTGTTTTAAGCTCGCACGTTGGACGTTTTACCCTTTCTATTGCCCAATTTAAAGCTTTTTGGTGATTGTCACTCAAAGGTTCGATTCCCATATAGTTTTAATTACTGATTCAATACTTACTCCAGATTTAATCCAGTCATTTATTTGTCGCTTCAACCCAAACCTTTTACAGTTAATAATTACCTCGTCATCTGTATCAGCAAGGTTTTTCAAAATCCTTGTAATATCTCGCATCTCATAAAGATTGCTTTCTTGCTTTTTTTCCTCTAAAGTTTTAATAGTATATTCTTTAGCTTCATGCAAGATATTAAACTTTTCCTCACGACTAAAATTTATTAAACCAAATTGTTTTAAGTAATCGTACAAAATAACGCCTGTAAGCTCATTTAATTTACCTTTCTTAGTAAGTTCCCAAGATTCTTTTAAAAAATCTACAATGCCGTTTTTTGTATCGTTTTCAGTATATGATTTTTCTTGACGCTTCGGAGATAGCATTTGCATCTGAACTAATTGCCCTATATTCTCTTTTTTGTACTCTTCATACGCTAACATAACATCGCAAAAAGCTTTATAGTCTAAGATGCGATAAACATCTATGTTTAGTTTTCCTTTTACAGCTAACTCAAAAGCTAAGTGAATTTCTTCGACCTTTGTATTTTTAAAATCTTGCATTATTTTAATAAGCAAGAAATTATTGCTTTTACTTTGTTCTATGCTGTCTTTGTATCTTGCACCTACAAGCTTATTTAGGTACGTTATCATTCTCTCCATCGCCTCCCGTGTAAGTGTATGGACGCATCCACCATTCATCGCCTGTAAGATTTGACCAGCCTGGCTCGAGATTGAAATACTGCTTTCCTGATTTACTTTGACTATTTCCATTGTTGTTATTGTTTAAAGGTTTACTGAATCTATTGTCTTTTTCTACTTGTTTTGCTACCCAGCTGTTTATCGCTCCGTAGTCGCTTTTATACTTTGTTCCCGAAGCTAATTTATAGTTTGAAAGTTTATCAACAATTTGTTGAAAAACGTCCGCCCCCCACCGCTGGAGTAACTTTTCTTTTTCATCTAAAGATAGCTTGACGTTTTGATGTTCTCCAAAAGCAAATTTTTCTTCTATCACCTCAACTTCTTTTTTTGATTTTGATTTTTTTTGCGGAGGTGTATTATTATTTAATTTATTATTATGTTTATTTTTATTCTCTTTATTATTATTATTAATGTTTTCAAAATTTTCAAACTCTTGTTTTTGTTTTTTTTCAGTGCAAGTTTTAGAATTTTTTAAAAACTTGTTTTGAAAGAAATTAATAACTTGTTCCTCATTTATTTTAAAATTTAAACGTGCTGGAATGCCTATTAACTTGGTTTCTATAAAGTCATTTTCGCAAAGAATATTAATAGCTTTCTTTTGTTCGTAATAAGACAATGTGGTATCTTCTTGTATGTTTTCAGCAGTATTATAAAAATATTCTGGACAATCAAAATAAATCCATTTGTCTATTAAGTCAGACATTAGAATTGCACATTGCAATCCATAGCACTTTGCAAAATCTTTATTAACTTGCCAATGTGCATTTTGTGAGAAAATTTGTTTTAAAATACTCATTGTTTTAAAATTCGGTTTAGGTTTACAGAAAACCATAGATTGATTAAATTTTTGATATAGAAGAATAAATTACGGCTTCTATTTTACCTAATTTACCATCTGAATTAAATAAAATAGCATTATAATAAAATGCTTTTGTGCCAATAAACTTTACTCCAGAAATAATACCTGTTCGCTCTTTGCCACCATTTCCCTTAAATCGTACATAATCTCCAATATTTATCCCATTTTTTCGGATAAATTCTATTTTAGATAATTCTTTTTGCTTTTCTCTGTTTTCGTTAAGTTTTGAGATTATTTCTTTCTCTTCTTGTATTAATTGCTCTAAGTCCATGACTTTTGATACGATTTAGGCTAATCGAGAACCAATAATGTATGTAAATAAAAAATCCCTTGTTTTGGCTTTCAGTGGTTGCGGACACCTACTTGCCAGACAAGGGATATAATATCTTTAAATAAAACATCAAGACCGCAACTTCCGATGAATTATAATGCAAATATACTAAAATTTTATTATTAGAAATATTTTTTAGTAAAAAATAACTATCCTCAATCTGGAGTAGTTATTCTATCTTTTATACGATGTAAATTTTACCTATTATTTGCACAAAGAAAAAGCACCATCCATTCCGCCGGATACAATGCAACAGTATTTTTATTCTTTGTAGTTAGCAATATTCTATCGCCATCTTGCTCATAATCTCCCTCTCTATTGACGATAATATACTTGACATTAGCATTAAAAGTTTCTCTATCTTTAAACTTTATAGTATAGTAAAATTTAAAGATTCTATCTTCTGGGTAAGGAGTTGCGGTCAATATGCCGTCACTTATTCTCCCAATATGAGTTAGTGTTTTAGAGCCGTCAATTGGTTCTAAATTAAATGCTTTTGATACATACATATTAGACTTGTTACATATACCGTCTAAGTCTGCATATACTTGAAACATAGATTGTGCTTTGCTTACTGTTGAAGCTAAAATTCCGAGAGCTAAAATTGTTTTTTTCATCTGCTTAATTGTTTTGATTTACACTAAGTGTTAGTTGTTTTGTTTAAATGTTTCACTATAATATTGTTCTGCTGTGGTAGATTTTTTATTTCCACCATCAATATATCCATTATCATGAGCATCAATAATTTGTTGCTTCTCTATTTGTTTGGCTTGTTGAAATAAGCTATTAACTTTTTGAATTTCACTTGGGTAAAGCTCTAATAAGTTATCTAATTGCTTTTCTAACCATTCTACTGCTGTTTGATTCATATCTTATTTGTTTTTAAATTGTTCTAACCACTTTTCTTCTGATATGTGAGTACACAATCCAAACCCCTCAGAATACCACATATTATCTTGACCTTCTCTAAAAGCTTTTCTTAAATCATCTTCTAAATACATTCTTTCTGCTTGCCATTTAGCACCATTGATAAAATCTATAAATGAAAGATTTTCTTCGATTTTAGTTTCTCTATTTTCTGAATATTTCCTTGCAGCTTGTTCAAGTGTTTCTTTTTTCTTTAAAGAAATAATTTCACTTTCTTCCATTCCGCAATTTTGGCATTCTGATACACCGTATTTTTCTACTATTTCGTGGTTACATTCTTGTTTAGTTTCTTGATTTTTCATATTTATTTGTTTTTAAATTTAATCATTTTTAAGTGCATAAGTAAGACTAGAGATAGCTATACTAGATATAACTATAAAAAACCTTGTGACTATATCCCATTCTTTTATGTCAAATGATACTTCTATAAAGCATCCAGCTAGATAAAATATAAAAAATATCATAGTTGATTTTAAAATTGCATTTATTCGTTTTTTCATTTTTTCTTATTGTTTAATTGTTGTTTTTTAAATCTTTTTTCTAATCTACTAAGTGCCAATAAGCTTGCTACAAATTTGTCGTACAAAGCTATTCTAGTGTCGTGGTCTTTCTCATTATCAATTAGATTATCGTAGTAGTCAATACTTCTTCTGTGCTTGAGTACTTTTGTTTGAAATTGTTGTTCTGTCATAATTAGTTTATTTTAAATTGCGTAAACGATATAAACAATGTTTTTTAACTTCAAGAAAATCAGGCATTTCATGGCATTGGTAAGATTCTTCAATACGATGAAATACTTTTCCAAAAGTATCTTCAATTTTATTTATATAATAGTATCTCTCATATTCCTTTTGATTTTCTTTTACCCATAAATCGAAATTTATTCGATATGCTGATAAAACAGCAACTTCACATAAAATATGCTTTGAATCAGAAAATGTTTTGTTTTTTAAATTACATTTATTCATAATTGTATTAGTTTAAATTTTAGATTTTAGTTTATTTGGCGTTATCAGTCAAGCTAATAGACGTGCTAACAAACTAGCATATTTTTCAATAAAACTACCGATATAAGTTTTCATAAATGCCTTTTCAAATTTCTTTGTAGCAATATGTAGTTTCATTCTACTTGCATATAGAGATTTATCCTCGTGCATTACCTGTCTTTCAATTTCGTTAAATAATGGTTTTTTCATTTTTTAAATTTAATTATTCGTTTGACAAAATAGAACTGCTAATACATTATTTTCATTAGTTGGAGTTTTATTTTTTAAATTATCTTTGTACATATTATTAAGTTTTTATTTTAAATAAAATTTTATGTAAAACTACTAAATAATTCGTAATAGCAAATGATTATTTGAAAATATTTTATTCTGTATTCATTACTTTTTACTACATTTGTGCAATTAACATTTTTTATTCACAAAATTGACGTTTTAGTGTATTAAATGGCAAAGGCATGGATTTTATAGTCTATGCCTTTTTTTGTGCTTATAAACAAAAAATACAGCCCAATTTAGACTGTATTTTATTAATTAATCATTCAACCTATGCTACTTTTTATATTTTAATATTGTTTTGTAATAAAAAGCACCCACAACTGGAGTGCCTTTACCAGTAACCAAAACAAATCTAAAGGAAGCTATAAAAAAACACTCTGAAAGGGCTTACAGCATCAATATTCATTGTTCTATCGTACACAAATTATACCTTATCTTGCCTTTCGATTAACGATGATTAATCTTGAGTGTTTTTTACTATCTTAGCTTATGCTTTGGGCTATTCGCTTATATAGTAAAAGACCAAAGTGCTGTTCTAACGGTAAGCGTCGTGGTACATTTTATCTACTTTTACATTATATTTTTTTATTTAAACGAGCTATTTTATAATATTCATTTATTTTTTTGTGTAATTTTGACCACCTTAAAACAATTCCTTTATCAGATATGTGGTATTTTGAAATAAGACTAAAATGAGTAGAAATATGTTTTTTATCATTGATTGATAAAATTGAATCATCAAACCAATTTAATCGGTAATCTGATTCTTCAATATTACTGTATATATGTTTTGTTTCTTTGTTTACAAACCAACCATATTTTACAATATTAATGATTTCAAGAATCATTAAACATAAAATAAACCATATCAATATAATACGTAAAATAGTCATATAATAAAAAATTTTAGTTAAAAAATAGTTTTTTTATTACTACGACAGGATTCGAACCTGTACGAATAATAACTTACTGCATCTGCCGCTACATCAGAGCAATTACTATTCTCACTTGCGTCTGCTCTATTCCGCCACGTAGTAAATCTTAAATTATTCCTCGTAAATAATTTCTAAACCGTACTGTTTTGCAATTTCATGTTCAATTTTACAACCTCTTGCATTCTCCCAACCTTTTGCAAAATAAGCTTTATGGCATAAACTCATATTTTGAATTGATTTTGCTAAAAAGGACAAAGGTATTTGAACAACACCTCTTTGAATCATAGATTCTTTTGAATAATACTCATCTGTAAAATATGTATTTACAACTGTTAATCCTTCTTTTTTAGCATATTCTAAGAATCTATTTCTTGCTTCTGTAATTTGCTCATGTGTCAAACCGTTCATAGGTTGACTAATCATTATTTTTTGCATAATTTAAAAAATTTAATATTTAAAACTACTATTTCAAAACATAATCCATCATTTCATTCATTCTATTGATAAACAATTCCATTTGTTCTTTATTAAGATATAATCTTGCGTCTGTTTTTTTACAATTTGCTTCTTTGATTTCTACTATAATACCGTCATTCATTTCATTTGGATAAATTTCAATATTTTGTTCTTCCGTAGCAATTGTTGACATATTCCAAATTTTAGCTTTCATAAATCTTTCATTTTAAGCAATTTTAAAATAATCACTTTACGTTTCAAAGTGTAAGCAGGTTTAGTTGCAGACTTTCCTTCTTGATGAAGACTCCTTTTTTACTAGTGGTTCAATACTGGCACGTTATTCATCATTTTAACACACAGCCATTGTGTTGTCTATCGTAGTCAGAAATGGTACTGCCCCATTTGCTTGGTTTTTTGCTTTTAATGCTCACCCACGAGTTACTTTTACTCCATCTGACTATTATTTGTCTGCAATGCGGTGGTACGATTAGTAATTAACAATTTACTTGTATGTTTCAATTCCTGTGCATTGCAGACTTAACTGCACAAAGTTAGTTTGCTACTAAATTATTTGCAAGAACTATTTTGTTTTTTTTACTTATCAATTCCAGTTGCATCTAAATCTCTATACTCCAATTTATCTGCTCCATACTTTTTTAATAACTCCATATAGTCGTTTTCAAATTCTTTAGCTTTTTCTTTTTCCAAAGTTGCTAAGTATAAAACCAGCTTCATATTGTTTTCCATAATGATAGAAGCGTTAAAATGTTGAGCCAAGGCTTTCTTATCTGCCTTAAACCCGAACAATACATTGATACGCTCTTGTATGAGCGAAATAGTAGTTTTTAAGCTACTTTTTAGCTTAGTAGTTGCCCATTGCTTCGGAACGATATTTTCTTCTGCAAAATCAAGCAAAAATTGTGCAGTAGTGATGAATATAAAGCTATCATCAACGCTTTTTTTGATTCTTTCTTGGTTAGTCATTTGATTCTTTTCCATACATTTGTTTAATGTAAGTTTTTGGTAATTCATTTCTCATTTGCCCAGCTATATAAGCTTTTTTTATATTCTGTATTTCTATATTTTTAGCTTCTTCAAGAATATTGTCTGAAAAGCCAATCCCAAAATCACTAAATAGTTTTTTTCTTAACCATTCTACTGCTGTCTTTTCCATTATAAATTATACGCTTTTAATGATTCAACAAATAATCCTGTCTTTTTAACCTCATCAAGCATTAGCTGAACTACTTCTCTTGTTTCTGCTTGAGCGTCTGGCTTTAATCGTTGCTGACATAGTCTAATCAATGTATAAAGACTTCCAGTCCATATCATTGTAGTATTAAGGCTCAAAGGCAATACAGTTCTAGCTTGTTCCTTAGATACGCCTAAGTCAATCAACTTATTATAAAAATGCTTACAAGTAGCAATTACAGATTCTTCAATATTACTTGCTTGCAATTGTTTGTCAATTAATCCATCAGAACCTTGTTTACTGCTTTTAGATTGCTTCCTCCATTCCTTAATTTTAGTATAGGTGTCTGAAAAATCAACGTATCTGCCCGAAATACTATTATACACTCTACCTGCTTCTGATTTTACTAGCTGGCGTTCAACGTAAATAGGAATTTCTAATCTAAATTGAAGTTGTGGATGCGAGAAAGGCGACCAATGACCGTGTTTTGATAGGTAGTTAATTAGTTTAATATTTTGCTCTTCTGTAAAGTTTGATGCTTCCTTCTGATATGACACTCTAGCAACATCTACTACCATTGCATCATTACCCATAATTGACAATAATTCTACTTTCATTTTTTTATTGGTTTATGGAGGTATTGCTACCTCCGATTGTTAAATATTAAATCTTGCATCTTTTTCTGCTACATCAGTCAAAAATTCAATGAAACTTTCTTCTGTGTAGTTATTGAAATTGTAAGTGTCATTTCTGTAATACAAAGTTTCATTTTCTCCATCAATGTCGCTTCGTGTAAAATCAATGTCGTTTACGTACTCGATAGTGAATAATTGTGAATCTTCATTGAAACTCCACTCACACTCTTTTAAAATGTCTGTAATAGACCATGCACCTATGTATAAAAGTGCTTCTGTCCAGATTACCTCTACTTCTTGCATACTTTTCATGCTTTTCATAATTGTTTTTTAGTTAAGAAATAAGTTTATTTAATTTAATGATTGCTTTTTCGATATTTTTATCAAATATCTTTCCTGCTGTATGATTATATATTCTATGTATATTATAATCTGTTAATCCTTGCTTGTGCAGGTATGCAAGCAGGTTTTTTGCACTAACTTTTGGCTTTATCATATTGTTATCTATTTGATTCTTTTGTAAAGTAAATACAAAATAATTAGTAATGCAAATAAAATTATTTATTATTTTTTTAGTAATTTTTTTACTAAAATATTTGTAGATATAAAATTTAATTACTTACTTTGCAATGTAATAACAACTAAACAATTTACAACTATGCAAAACCAAAACAAAACAATCGAACAAATAATTATAGATATTAAGTTATCTGTATATCGTGCTAAAAAAAGTCGCTCACGCTATGAAAGCTTCTTAATCAACCAAATCTATTATAATATAGCCGGCAAGCAATTGTCGGAGCTAGATATAATGAAAGAACACAATCCAGACTTCTACGGCATATCGGATCTTGAAACAAAATATGAATCTGTTTTTAGTTTAGATTCAGAACTAGGAAAGTTTGAAAAACGTGTTGATACGTGGAATATGTACCCAATTATCAGAACTTATTTTAACATTTAATCTTTAATACAATGGAAATCACTAAAATAACAATTTTAAACTTTTTAGCTAAACTATTTAACGTAGTTGATTTGTCAGACATATTTTATTCAATAGCACTTTATAAAAAATCTATTCGTCTGCAAGGAGAAAAAAATAAACAAGTTGAAGATAACCTGGAGCTATTAATAAAATCATTCATTGATGAAGATTCAACTTTCAAGGTTTTTAGCTTTAAAGTTGCTGATATTGATGTTGAAATAAGCTTTGAAAATGATTGAATTTATTAAAACCATAGAAGCTTATTTATTTGTAATAGGCTTCTACTCTTTGTACTTGCATATCAAGTACACTAATAAAAAAAATAGGCATAAAAACTAAACATTTATAAACATGAAAAAGATAGTAATTACAATTTTTTCAGCTTTATTGTTAAATATTAACTATTCAGAAGCTCAATTATTTAAGAAAAAAACAACTAATTTTACTAGCACTCAATTGTATCAAATAATGTGCTGGCAGGTAAAACGTGTTGAAAAATTGACATTAAACGCTTATAAATGTCAAGCTCAAAAGAAAACAGTAGGCTGGGAATTTAATACCGAAGCAACTGGAATAAAAAGCGTAAAAAGCAAGGCTCATGCAGATGAATTATTTAAAAATCTAATCACTAAAAAATACAATGAAGTCAATAAGGCATTCCCTACATTATCATATATGCAAAAGTCTGTTATCGTATCGCTATACTATAATACGGGTAGCTTATCTGCTATTAAAAAATCTGATTTCTTAAAGCATCTTGTTGCAGGAAATACAAAAAAAGCTATTTCTTATTTTAAAAAATGGAATAAGGTGCAAGTAAAAGACAAAAGAGGAAATGTTAAATATGTAGTTAGTAAAGGACTTATAAACCGCAGGGAATTTGAATCAAAATTGCTCGCTGGTACATTTGACATGAAAGATTATGAATCACTAAAAAAAGATGCTCAACAAGCTTATCAATACGAAAAATGAAATATTTATTCTATACTCAAATCGTCGTTTTTATATTATTTGTTATTTATATAGCAATAAGACTAAGCGATAAAGATTAAAAAAAATAGCACTCTCAAACGGAGTGCTTTTTTGTTGCTTGCAAATGAAAAACCAAATAACTATTTTTTAACTACTTACCTAAATTCTTAATCTCATCTATATCTCCCTTTTCTACAAAATCCTCAATCTTATCTTGCCACGCTGTCGGGAGCTTAATACCATATAAGTCCTTAATCTTATCGCTAATACTCAAATATTCTACTGCACTAAAGAATAGCAATGCTGTCATCATTGGTAAATTAAGCCAATAATCATCAATAAAAGGCTTGCCATCGTTGATATTGATAATAAATAACATCATTATAAATATCCAAAGAGATACCAAAAATAATAAATATCCGACAACTTTTCCAATAATCTTTTCAGTTAATACTTTTCTGTCAAACTTCTTTTCTTTTTTAGCTCGTGCAACGCCTAATAACGTGTCCAAAATTATTAGCGTTACCATGAGTCCAAACAGTAAAATATCTATTTGCCACGATTTAAAAACGAAGCTAATTAATAAAGAAAACATTGACATAAAAGTCGTCATATCCGGGTGTTGCACCATTAATTGAATAAAGTTTGTTTTTATGTAGATAATATTCCTAAGCATCTCATTAATATATTTTGTTGTTTATGATTTTATAGTTTCTTACTTCAAATTGTTCATTGTCAAGTTGTACGTGTGCAAATCCATGATTGTATTTATTTACTGTACTATATGAAGGTCTTAAATCTGAAAGACATCCAGTAGTCCAACAACTTACAATTTTCCCGTTAATGCTTTTTTCTGTATGCTCTGATGTTTGATGATGATGTCCGCATAAAGCTGATTCTTTAGCTTTCATATAAAGACCTCTCGCAGGATTGACTGGAGAACCTATTCCACGTGGAAGCTCGTGTCCATGTACAACAGTTAGGTTTCCAAAATGTGCAATTGTTTTGCCATCAACTAGCTCAATTCCAAGCTCATCAACTTGAAACAACTTACCTAAATATAATACGTCTAAGTTAAAAATCTCTGATGCTTTACTTGATAAAAAACTTTCCCATCTCTCCTCGTGATTGCCTAATTTCCAAATTATTGTTTGCGTAGGAAACACGTTTCTAAGGTATTTAAAGAATAGTCTTGATATTTTAACCTCATTCATTAAATCTCGCTCGTTAGGGCTTGTTTGCCACCTTGAAACGCTATTAAAATCAACAATATCTCCATTCAAATAGATTGTATCTACATTTTGATTAATACCAAACTCAATAGCTGTCAAAACGGCTTCTTTATCGTAATAAGGTAAATGTATATCAGAAAGTACGAGTATATTTTTAAGATGCGAAGGTAGGTAATAATCTTCTTTAGTAGCAATTAAACTATCTGGAAGCTCAATTTTTAATTCTTGTAATACTTTTTCTTTTGCAATTTGTTTTCTTGATTCTCTATCAGCTAAATGAAATCTAACATAAAGGCTTACCAAATCTTGTGCATGGCGAGTTGCATAATTCCAAATACCTTTTTTCAATAAGATATTTACATTATCAATATTTGATAACTCTGGATTATAATGCTCATCTAATATTTGTATATTCTCTAATTTCATTTCGGTTTCTCGAAAACTTCTTCATATTTTTTAGACCAAAAAGATTTAACAAAATATCTTACATTACCATTTTTCTCTATTTTGTCCATCTTGTCTGCTAATATAGTATTTTCTCTTTTTAAATCAATGAAAACTTGTTGCATTTTACCTATATTTGATGAATATAGTGCATTTTCATCTTTTAAACTACCAATTACACTATCTTGCTTTACAACTTTTGCATTTAATTCACTTATAAGTGAACTGTCTTTTTCTATTTGATGCTCTAATTCTTCTAAATATTTAACCTTAACAACTGTATAAGTAGCAACAAAATAAGTAATAGTTCCTATTAATATCAAAACTACTGCCATTAATGCGTAATCTTTAATTTTCTGTATCATTTTTTTGTAAATTTTATTTTCCCATAATACTTAACACTAAATATACTTACAAAAGCATACATAATATATGCTTGAAATTTACTCATTCCAGATTGCAATAGTAAATTTAAAAATATCTTATCACATTCTTTTCTATCAAATAGCTTCAATTGTGAAATATAGTCATGGATAATTGATGCAACAAAAGCGTTGCAATGCGGAGGGAATAGCCACCACAAAAATTGCGGTATGCTTGCTAAATCCGTTATAAATCCACTCATCACATATATTCTTTTCTCATTTACTATAAAGTAAAATGCTTCTGAAATTTCAAAAAGATTATATTTTAATCCGCTTTTATTAATCTTAATTTTGGTTCTCAATCGGTTGTAACTCGTATCCATAGGCATTTGCTAGATAATTACCTGCATTATATTTCTGTTCCTTAGTGCCATACTCAAGATTTTTGCAAATATTAAATACATTTGCCTTTGCCGTTGCTTCGTCTGCTCCAGCTTGAATCATACGTGCAATAAACTCATTTGTACTTGCATTTCTTTCGCCATATAAAACTCCTGTATTTAACACAAAAGCAATATAAAATGTACGGCTAAATTCTTCGCTTAAATTACATTCAATATTTCCTATAATCTTTGCTTTTATTCCTGCCACTGTTCTACTTACTCCAATTTCATCTGTAAAACTTTTTGCATTTACTTTAAAGATAAAATCTCCAAGTAATTCGTTAATTGCAATTTCATCATTCATGGCTATTGTTTGTTTTTTTAACTAAAATTTCTATTGAAATATTTTTTAACTAAAATATAAATCTGCTTCTTTTTTACGCCTACGTGTTAATCCGTCTAAAACTACAAGTTTTGTTCCTTTTCGAGCCTTATTCCATTTCATAAACTCATCTCTGATACTTTTGTCGTCTGGATTGTTTTTAACTTTCATTCTTAGCGTACTTTTATTAAAATTAGTTACGCCAATATTCCAAATAAGGCTTGACAAGGCATCAAATTGATTTTGATTGACATTTGTAGGTATATGCCTATGAAATACTTGCATAAAGATTTTTTCAAGCAAAATATCGCCTTGTATTTTTGTAAGCTGGGGGTCTTTCATTGTTACAGACTTGCCGTCTGCATAAAATGTCAAACCCCAGCCAATTGTAGGCTTGCCTGCTGGGCAGATATAAGGAGTTGAAGACCAGCCTTCAAACTCCTTAATTAAATTATATCCGTTTTCGCTTGTTGTCATGGTGCTAATAGGCTTCTATTATCTGTTGTAGGTATAGTATCTGTTGTAGTAAATCTATCTAATACTAATTTCAATCCTCTAATATATGCTGTTAAAATCTTAGTAGGATTTATGGTTATTTCTAAAGTAGAGCTAGTATTCATTTTTCCCTCATAATAAACTCTGTAAGTATTAGCATCAGCATTAATATTCTCTAATTTAGCAGTAAATACACCAGCTAAATTTTTAATTATTACTTTATAGTTTCTATTAAGTTCAAAGAAAAACGTTGAATCACCATTTGTATAAATTGGACTTGCCCCTACCGTTCCATTTGATGGATGCGAATTGTTTAAATTAAAATTACCAGAAGATGCACTATTGTAACGATAGCCTCTAAATTGTGTATTTTTAAATAATAAAGCATTAGTAGCATTATCGTAAATTTCAACCTGATGTACAGCTAATGTAGATGTAGTTGTATTATCATTAGTTATTGAGTGAGTTGGTAATGCAAATACAAAATATGTCCCTGGGTTTTCAGTTCCAGTATATTTACCAGCAGAATCAAAGTTATAATATTTATTACCCCCATTATTACTTCCAGCATTATCAATATTTGAACGATATTTTCTATTTGCTAAGCAATATTGATGATATGCACCTAAATTATCTGAATAAATTGTATAAGAAACATCTCCGGTACAAGTTGTTCCACTTCCTGTATCTCCACCTGTGCTACCTCCAGAAGTTGTATTGCCAATACTTAATTTTATTCTATTTGACGTGCTACCTCCGTATGACTTCCAAAGATTAAATATTGCAGTTATTCCATTTACAAGAAGATAATCAATAGTAAAAGTTACTTCGGTAGTTGGATTTTCATACGTACTAATACTTTTTATTTTGCTTATTAAATCTATTACAGATTGCCTTGCGGATTCAAATTGATAAAAATAATTTGTATTAAATTCATTAGGAGCAATATATACAATTTCTTTTATTTTATTTTTAACTAATACAGTGTTAATTCCTTTAAAATGATTTGTCATTGAAGCTAAATCTCCAAAAACACCACTTGATAAAGCATCGTTTGCGTATAATTCAGTCCCCATTTTTTTGTTATAAATTTCTGAATTAGTTCTTGCAAAATCTGTTTGTATTGCACCCCAAGTATTACTTTCGTCAGGTGCATCAGGATAAAAACTTGCCCAGCATTTATGATAGTCATAACATTCTTGTATTCTTGACTGCTCAAATGTTAATCTTTTATATGAATTTGAGTTTACTGCAAAACTTAATTCTAACAAATCCGCTCCAGATTCAAGCATATATTTGACAGTAGATCCGTCTGGGTTTATATATGAATTTACAACGTTTTTTATTTCTTTATAAAAATTAATATATTGAGTAACTAAAAAATTATACCAATCTTTACCTTTTTGATTATTAAATCTAAAATTGTTCACTTGTTCAGGGTCTGAAATACCCCAAGCAGGTAAATTTTCCCTATTTATAGAATCGAAATTAGCAAAATTTGTTCCCCAAGCTTGATTTAAAGTAGATATTGTATAATTACCTCCAGTTGAACTTTGCAACCATGACCTAAATGCTACAACTGCATTATTTGAATAATCCATTAATCTTGCTGTTCTACTATCAACCCATTCATATATATTATTTTCAAACCCATATTCAGCTTCTGATGATTGTGAATTTACAACTGAAAACCAATGTACATTTATACCTCTGTCATTTGCATAAGATTTATATCTTCTTAAAATATTTCTTGTAAAATTTTTTGCAATATTTAAAGCATTTACAGATGAATAACTTAATGAACCTCTTAAATATATACCAGATGCAATAGCACCAGTATTATCAACCATTAAATCAGAATCTTGTATTAATCTTGGATTCCAAAGTGTATTATTATTCCATCCAAATCTATTCATGTCTGTTTCTAGTCTAAATGCAATAGATACTTGTTTACTTTTCCCTTTTTGAACAATTAAATCAATAGCATTTTTGACTAATTTGTCCATTTGTGAAAGAGAGTTATTGTACATTGCATTTATAGCATTTCCATCACTATTAGCAGTATCTATATCATAATCAGATTTTGAAAAATAAATATAAGAAATATTGATTGGAAATTTTAAAAATGTAATACCAGCATCAATCATTTTATCAATAGCGTCCAATGTGTATTTATGTGGATTTATGGTAGGGTCGCCATTAACTTTATAAGGATAACCTGCAATATTATCAGTCGTGTACCAAGCTGGCATAAAACCTACCATAAACTTATCGTTTAAATTTGCAGGTACATTGTCTGTATAACCGCTTGGCTTATTTGCTTCTGCAGACGATTTACTTGAATACCATCCATTTAGCATATTTGAACGCCAATCAACTATTTCTCCAGCACCATTAGTATTAATCCAGTAAAATTGGTCTTCGGCAGTTCCGCTACCATCGACTTTTTCAGATTTAAAATATAGTCCTGCATATTTTTGTGTGGATGAGTTATATATAATAACATCCATAAAAATTGGCTTTGTGCTTGGCATGGTATTCAAGTTTTGTTTAAATAAAAGTTTATTTTAAAATGTCATTGTTTTCAAGTACTAATAATCCTGCTGTAAGTTCTAAGTCAGAATAACCTTTTACAGAAATAGTTTCGGGTTTAACATCCTCAACAATGCTCAAAGAAATAGGCTCAAACTCACCTTTAAACTCTTCATTTTCAAATGCCTCTACTTCTTCTTTAATTTCTTCTTCTGTTTTTTCTTTATCTTTCCCTAGTTTGAATATTTCTTGTGCTTCTTTTGAAATGCTGTCAATAATCTTTGCATTTTTTGATAATCTACGAATTACTCCAAATGAAAGCTGTTTTGAGTTTGTTAAAATACCGCAGATAGTTGCTAAATTGTACGCTTGTTTGTTTGTCATTTTTTTAAAGTTTAAAATTTAATGAATAAAGATTTATTTAATGAATTTATGTTTTTACAAAGTTAATTTAAAAAAGTTTACAATAAAATATTTAAACTATTGCCATGTTGCTTCTGTTGCTGACAAATAAGTTAATTTTTTACCTGCACCATAAGTACTCATATTTATTTTCACACTACCTATATAAAAATTATTTGTATCTATTTTCACTGTTCCACCAGTTCCATTTTTGCTTTGAATTATTATTTCGCTTAAAGATGATGAATTTTGAGCAATAGTTAATTTATAAAGTGATGGAGATAATATTGCATAGTCTGCATTACTTGTGCCTATTAACAAACTTGTTCTTATAGATAAATTACCGCCATCAATTAATCCTCCATTACCACTAATTTTGCTATTAAAACTATTCCAATCGCTAGCACTTAAAAATCCATTTTGAGTTGAAGTAGCTTGTTGTATTGATAAATTGCCATTGCTATAAATTAAAGGATTTGATGCCGTTATATTAGCACTACCGCCTGAAATAGAATTGAATCTATTCCAATCGTCAGCACTTAAATAACCATCGCTTGTACTACTAGCTTTCTGTATTGAAACAGAATTATTTGACAGAATTAATGGAGAACTAAAAGAATATGTAGTACCTCCGCCAGTTATCGAATCATCTGTTGTCAATATCCTTGCTCTTTTTCCATCCGTTTTTAATCTATAAATATTTGTATCTTGGTCTATTTGTATGCCGTATTCTTGTAAAACTTTATCAGCGTTTAAACTATATCCATGAATACCAAATATACCTGTATCTTCGTTTGTAAATATAAACCCTAATGTATCGTTGTTATTAAATACATTATTAGTTTTATCTGCTGTATAGAACTTAATACCACGTTCTCCGTTATCTAATTGGTATTTAACAATTGTATCACCATCTTCTAATTCTCCAACATTAAGATATGCCCAAACATGATTTGTTCCATCAAACTTTAAAAATTGATGGTCTAATCCAGTGCTTCCATTTAATCTTAATTTGCCAGTTATGTTTATGTCACCTACAACATGAA